TGAAACAGAAGTAGAAGTAGATCCGTTTGAGTATGAAATTGAACCAGAGGTAGTTCCTGAGCCTCCGCCTGAACCAGAGCAGCCGCCAGTGCCTACTGAGCAACAACCTGCTGAGGGACAAGAAGGAGAAACTGGAGTAGTTAGAGGAATATTCCCTGAGTATTTTCCCGAACCTGCACCAGCTCCAACACCAACACCAGCACCTGCACCAGCTCCAACACCAACACCAGCTCCAGCTCCAGCTCCAGCACCAGCTCCAGCTCCAGCTCCAGCTCCAGCTCCGGGTCGTGACGGTGTAGACGGTGTAGATGGTAGAGACGGTAGAGACGGTACTGATGGTGCTGACGGCAGGGACGGTACTGATGGTGCTGACGGCAGGGACGGTGTAGATGGACAGCAAGGTGAGCAAGGTGAGCAAGGCCCAAGAGGAGAACCCGGTAGAGATGCCGATCCTGAAGCTATTCGCGGTGTTGTAGAAAGTGTTTTAGAAAATGCACCGTTTGCTACACCTGAAGAAGTAGCCGAAGCAGTAGCAGCAGCAGGTTACGCCACACCCGCAGATATTGGAACTGCTCTTGCCCAAGCCGGCTTTGCTACCCCTGAAGACATTACTCGTGCAGTAACAAGTGCTGGGTTTACCACACCGGAAGATGTTGCTAATGCCTTGGCAAACGCAGGATATGTAACTCCTGAGCAACTAGGTAACGCTTTAGCGGCATCAGGATTTGCTACACCAGAAGACATTGCTACAGCGGTTGCTCAAGCTGGGTATGCAACACCAGAAGACGTCGCCACAGCAGTAGCAGCAGCTGGTTATGCAACACCGACAGACGTTGTTAATGCAATAGCAAGTGCAGGTTTTACTACACCAGAAGACGTAGGCCGAGCTTTAGCTAATGCAGGATATGTTACTCCAGAACAGCTTGGAAATGCATTATCAAACGCAGGCTTTGCTACACCTAAAGATATAACAGACGCTATTGCGGGAGCCGGTTTTGTAAACCCTGATGACATGGCTACAGCTTTAGCTAATTCAGGTTTTGCTACTCCTGACGACATTAAAAATGCTTTATTAGGGTCAGGTTTTGCTACTCCTGACGACATTGACAGTGCGTTAGCAAGCGCTGGTTTTGCTACGGCAGGTGAAGTGCGTGCTGTTGAAACTAGCCTGCAAAATGCACTAGCCGCACAAGCCGCAGGTCAAGCACGTCAGTTAACAGACGCTGAAGCCAGATTGCTTTCACAAATTACAGGCGTAGAGGCCAATACATTACGACAGTTATCTACTGTAGAAGGTGCGCTAAACAATCAGCTTAATCAGCTAGGCACCAATATTAACGATGTTAGAACTGAATTAGAGTCATCTATTGCTGGTATTGCTACAGGTCAAGAGCAAGCGGCAGAAGATCGCCGTAACCTACAGCAAGCAATTATTAGCGCTCAAGGTGACATTGAAGCGTTAGACGAAAACACTCGTCAACAATTTGCAGAGTTTGGCGGTACTGTTAACCAGCTATTTTCTGATGTAAACGTAGATATTAATGCGTTACAGACGGGACAGATTAGTCAGGCAGAAGCACAGCAAGCGTTTGAGCAAAGCGTAGCTAGTCAGTTTGGCGCTGTATCAGGACAGCTTGGTGGTTTGATGTCTGAAGTAGCAGGTCTTGGAGAGCAAATTGGAGGTGTAGGGCAAGGATTAGGACAGCTAGGTGAAGGAGTAGGAATGCTTGGAACAGCTTTAGGTTTAGGTTTAGGTAGTCTTGGACAGCAACAACAACAACTTGCTGCTCAACTTGCTAAACCAGATCCTATACCGTTTGATCCGTTCCTTCAAGGTCTTAGTCCGTTCCAGCCATTAACGCCTATAGCACTTACTCCACAAAAACAAGTAGATGCTGTAGAGGAACTTGATAAATTTTTTGGTAGACAAACAGGAATGCTCGTATGACATACCTTAACCTTATGAACAGTGTACTACGCAGACTTCGTGAAGAGGAAACATCGTCTGTTACTAGTACTACCTACGTTAAGATGGTAGGTGATTTCATCAATGACGCTAAGACACTGGTTGGTCAGGCTGCTGATTGGTCTGCGTTGCGTGAAACTATAACAATAACCACTACTGCGTCAGATAACACATACTCGCTGACAGGTGGTGGTGACAACATTAAAGTTATGTCAATGCTTAACGACACTGAAAACTGCTTTATGGAGTATCAGACTAAGGATTGGTTTAACGAACAGTTGTACATTAGCAGCGCAGCAGAGGGCGCACCACGGTACTTTACCTATAACGGTCTAGACGCTAGTGGTGATACTCAGATCCTTGTAGGCCCAACACCAGACGCTGTGTACAGCATACGTGTAGACACTGTTAAGCGACAAGCAGATCTCAGTGCTAATGCTGATGTGTTACTTGTTCCTGCACAGCCAGTAATACACCTTGCTGTAGCACTGTTGGCACGTGAACGTGGTGAGACAGGCGGAACATCTACTGCTGAGTACTTCACTATTGCTAACCAGTACTTGTCTGACGCTATTGCTATTGACGCAGCAAAGCATCCTGAAGAGATGGTATTTAGGACTATCTGATATGGCTCAAGAACTTAAGAGTATCAATCTTGTAGCTCCGGCGTTTAAAGGTGTTAACACCGAAGACTCGCCGCTGGCTCAAGATCCGTCTTTTGCTGAGATTGCAGACAATGCTGTGATTGACAAGCGAGGACGTATTGCTGCACGTAAAGGTCACACTGTTGTTACTACAAATAAAACTGTCCTTGGTACTGACTCGTTACGGGCTATCAAAGAATTCAAGGACAATGCTGGTAACACCAAGATCTTTTCTGTAGGTAACAATAAAATTATAAGCGGTACGACTACACTGGTTGACGAGACTCCCGGTAGTTATACCATCACTGCAGACAACTGGAAGCTTGTAGACTTTAATGACAAGATCTATTTTTTTCAACGTGGGTTTCAACCCCTTGTGTATGACAACGCAGGAGGCTCTGTAATCACGCTCAGCAGCGTTTCTGGTGCAGCTGGTGTCACGTCTGCCATGTACGGTAACGAAGTCCTAGCGGCTTATGGAAGGCTCTGGACAGCAGACGTTACTGGAGACAAGTCTACTGTTTACTGGTCTGATTTGTTAATTGGTCACGACTGGTCCGGAGGCACTAGCGGTAAAATAGACATATCTAAGGTCTGGCCTGATGGGTATGATGAGATTGTAGCGTTAGCGGCACACAACGGACTGTTGATTATCTTTGGTAAGCACAGCATTGTTGCATATCAAGGAGCAGAAGCACCAGCAACAATGGCATTGGCAGATACTGTAGCGGGTGTTGGTTGTGTTGATAGAGACACTGTGCAGTATACGGGTACAGACGTGTTGTTCTTGTCTCATACTGGACTTAAAAGCTTTGGTCGGACAATACAAGAAAAGTCTCTACCAATTAGCAGTCTGTCCGGTAACATTACCAAGGACATTATTGCTGCGTTGCAGAACGAGACTGAGTTCTTTAGATCTGTCTACAGTCCTGAAGAAGGTTTCTACCTACTAACCTTTACAGGTCAGGACGTAACGTATTGTTTTGATGTACGAGGCACGTTAGAGAATGGATCATACCGTGTTACTCGATGGCCGTCTACTAAGTTTACAGCGTATACACGTTTAGATAACGGTACGTTACATATTGGTACTGTTAACGGTATCAGTACGTACACCGGCTACAGCGATAACGGAGAAGGCTACAGATTTAAGTACTACAGTCCTAGTCTTACGTTTGGCGACAGCGCACGTATTAAGATTTTGAAGAAGTTAAAGCCTACACTGGTTGGTGCAAACAACTCAGTCGTATTTATGAAATGGGCTTATGATTTTGATACAACATACGCGACAACAGAGTTTACGGTAGGTACTCAGATTACTGGGTTTTACGGTGAAAGTGAGTATACAACAGTAGAATTTACAGGTGGTCAGCTAACAAACCAGCGTAGTCTTAATACCACCGGATATGGAACAAGTGTACAGGTAGGTTTAGAGTCAGAGATAGATGGTTCACCACTGTCACTACAGGAAATTAACGTAATGGCTTTAATAGGCAAGCTACTTTAACAGGAGTAAACAATGGCTACCATTGGCACAAACGAAATTATGGGAATGCTTGGTAATGCAACTATTGGCACTCCCAACGTAGACTATTCACGATATTCATCAGAAAGCATTGACGATCTTATTAATGCTGTTGCTGGTGGTGGAGGTATTTTTCAAAATATCCTTGGAGGGCTTGGTGATATTGGCTCTGCTTTATCCCCAGCTATTCCCGGTATTGCCGGTACTTTACTAACTCGTGAAGCTTACGACAGGCTAAGTGATATAGGTGAACAATCTATATTAGGAACAACCGTAGGTGGTGTACGTGTTCCCGGAGCTATGGAGATTGCAGAACGTGGCCAAGCAGAGTCACAGTTCAGGCCGTTTACGGTTACTACTCCTACCGGCGCTATGTTTACTGCGCGTATGGGTGGTCAGCCTAGTATGGGACAGCCTATGGCACAGCCTGTAGGTCAACCTTCAATGGCGTTGCCTCCCGGACTGGCTGAATTAAACAGACAAGATGAAGAACTGCGAAGACAGTTAATGTCTATTCCAAGGAGCATTAGAGGTGGCACTAATGAATTTGGTCAAGACCCTAGACCCGCTATGACATACGACCGCAGTTTTCAAGAGATAATGCCAAGAGCAACTCCTACAGAGCAACAACTTGCCGATTTTAATCGCTACAGAGACATTATGACTCGTAGAGATGAAATTATGGAAAAGCGTCGTCGTTTATCTCCACCTCAAGAAATTAGCGGTTTACTTACAAATATAGATGTACCTGTTGGACGGCTTGCTGATCAACTTGGCATTGCTCCGGGAGAGCCTTTTCCAACTGGGCCGGTTACACCATTTACACCGCCTGATAGCTTTATGCCACAACCAATGTTTATGGAGCCACAACCCACTACAGGCGGTCTTGAAGTAGGTATGACGTTATCACCTCAAGAACAAGCGTTACAGCAACAGTTGTTCGGTGGTGCAGGTGGCTTCTTTGGACAAGCACAGATGCCTACAGCGGCACGTGAGCAGGCTATCTTTGAACGTATGCGAGCAGCACAGCGTCCTGAAGAGCAGCGTCAACGTCTTGCATTAGAAGAGCGCTTAGCAGCACAAGGTAGACTTGGTACAAGTTCTGCAGCCTACGGTGGTGCTACTCCTGAAATGCTGGCTATGGCTACAGCGCAAGAAGAAGCACGTACACGATCAATGCTAGGTGCTATGCAACAAGCTCAGGCAGAGCAGGCACAACAAGCAGGACTAGGACAACAGTTCCTTGGTGCAAGCTATCTACCGCAGGCACAGTTGTTAGCAGCAGCGCAACCAGCACAGCGTATGGCAGAGCTACAGCAACAGGCTCAGTTGTACGGTACAGGTTTGTTTGGCGAGACTGCAATGTCTGGTCTGGAGTCTAGACTGTTGGCAGAGCAAGCACGTGCTAACCTGCTAGGCGGTATTGGATCTAACGTACTTGCTGGTTTGTTTACACCGCAGGTTACTAAGTCTGGTACTGTTGTTGATCCGGGTGGCTTTGGTGATATTGGTAGTATCATAGAAGGTATTGGTAGTGGTCTTGGTGGGTTGTTTGGATTTGGGAAGGATTAATCATGGCTAAGTTTTCACAAGCATTTTTACAGAGTATGTTACAACCTTCTTATCAGGAGGGTTTGTTTACTGCTGCGCGTGGTATTGGTCAAGCTCCTGCTCTTCGTATGCAGCAACAACAGCAACAAGCGGAGCAACAGCAACTTGCTGCTATGGATCCTACGCAGAGATTTAACTTTGCTATTGATAAGTTAAACAAAGCTGGTAAGTACGACGAAGCTGCTAGATTAACAGCTAGTAGAGACCAGTATACCTTTAATCAAGCTGAAAGAACTGCTAAAATACAAGTAAGAGACGATAAAAAAATAATTGATTTTGTTTCTAACGGTATGTTAGCAAATCAACAAACAGAAGTGCCTACTACTTTAAAAGTA